ACAATGGCTTGTACAGCACTTACACGTGGAAGAGGGCTCGATTGCAATCGCATCTCGGGGGGAGTAAAAAAAGTATTTTTCTCTGTATTTGATGAAGATGTTTCTTATACTTATGACGCAACACACCCTTTAGAAATTGACGCAATAGATTGGAACGGAACTACTATATTTGAATACGTTATGCCGCTTGGTGTTTCTAGTGTTACAGATACTATTACAGGTAGTAGAGAAAACGGAACTATTTTCTACACACCAACGGTAAATATTATGCTTAATAAACTTACTAAATCAGACCAAAACGAAATTAAGCTTTTAGGAAAAAGTAAAGTAAGAATTTTTGCAGAATTAAATCAACAATTAGCTAACGGACATAATGTATTTATTGCATTGGGAATGTCTAATGGAATGGAACTTAATGCAGGAACTATGGATAGCGGCGCTGCATTTGGAGATAGGAACGGTTACACTCTTACATTTGACGGCTTAGAGCCAATTCCTTTCGCTATGTTAGAAGATTACACAACAACACCTTGGGATCAAAGTGGTTTTGTTAATGAAGCAGGAACTTTCCCAACTACAGGAGCTTAATCTTAATCAGTATTCTTTTATATATTTTAGAAAGGGTAGCTTAACGGTTACCCTTTTTTTACACTTAGTGAAGGTGGTGCAGTTCGGCTGTATATAGAGTAATCTAGCGTTCACTATAGGGATAAGGGAGCTTAGGCTTCCTTTTTCCTTTATTAACCAAACAGAAACAGACTTTTTCTATTATATAGTATGATACAAGGATTTACAGCAACATCAATAACAGCCGACATCTGTACTGAGGACAATAGAATTGACACAACAGTAGCTTCTACACAAATTAGATTTTTAGTTAAATTTATTAATGACCTTGATGGTTCTATTGCTTATTGTTACCCACAATTAAATACAGGTATTAAACCAAGATTTACTGATATGACTTTTCAGTATGCTAAAGTCCCTGATTTGTTTCAAGGTCAAATAAATCTATTACCAGCAGGACATTGGAAATATGAAGTCTATGAAGTTAGTTGGATTGGAACAGTCGTTCTTTCATTACCTACTGCTCCTATTACTGAAACTACTGTACTTCCTGTAGCTGATACTAAAGGAGTAGTTCAAGGAATAGTAACTAAAGGAATACTAAACTTAGAAGAGAAAGCAGGCACAGAACAGGTACAATATAACCAACACGAATCAGCAGAAGGAACAAATACTATATATTACGGACAATAAAAATTAAAAATGGATAAAATACTTTCAATAAATTTAAGCACTTCAACAGCTCCAATAGTGCAAGAGGTAAGAGGAAGGGACTATATTGAATACGGTACTGATGACTGGAAAAATTTATATCCTCAATTCTTAATTGACTTATATTATAACAGTTCTACACATTCAGCTATTATAAATGGAACTGCTGAAATGATTGCTGGAGAAAATTTAATAGTTGATGAAGATGATACTAATTTAGAATCTTATGTAAAACTAAAGAAGTTTTTAAGACATGCAAATAGTAAAGAGTCTTTGCATCAAGTAATAAAAAAAATAGCTTTTGATTTTAAATTACAGGGAGCTTATGCTATTCACATAGTATGGAATAGAGAAAGAACTGAGATAGCAGAAATCTATCATGTGCCCGTAGAAAGAGTAAGAGCTGGAAAACCGAATGAATTTGGAAAAGTAGATACTTACTATATAAGCTCAGATTGGAGTAATACAAGAGCAAACAAGCCTTATCCTGTTACAGCGTTTAATGTTAATGATAGAACTTCAGGAAGTCAATTAATCTATACAGGTTCTTATAGTCCTAATATGGACGTTTATTATACTCCTGATTATATAGCAGCTAATAACTGGGCTTTAGTAGACCAAAAAGTAGCTGAGTTTCATTTAAACAATATAGAAAACGGATTTTCAGGCTCATACTTTGTGAGTTTTGCGAATGGAATCCCAACGCAAGATGAAAGACATCAGATAGAACAAAGTCTAACAGAAAAATTTACAGGAGCATCCAATAGTGGTAAATTTGTATTGACCTTCTCAGATGATAGAAGTAGAGTACCTGAAATAACTCCTATAAGCGTTTCTGACGCTGACAAGCAATATTTAGCTTTACAAGAGCTTTTAGTTCAGAATATTTTAACAGGGCATAGAGTAACCTCTAAGACGCTTTTAGGCATAGATTCATCTAATGGCTTTTCTAGTTCTGCTGATGAACTTCTGAACGCTGCGAATTTCTATCAAAATACAGTAATACGTCCTTTCCAATTAAACATATTAGGAACATTACAAACTATATTTTCTGTAAATAACATGGACTTGCCTATTAGCTTTGTTCAGTTAAAACCAATAACTATACAATTCGATTCAGAAACTATCAGAGATGTAATGACTCAGGATGAAATAAGAGCTGAAATAGGATTAGCTCCATTAGAATCAGGTGAAGTAGCAGAAGATTTTAAAAAAGAATTTGCTAAAGTTGGTATGATAGACGGAAAGCCTGTTTTTGATACCATAGATGAAGCCTTAGCCAATGCAAAGACTTTAGGTTGTGAAGGCTACCATGAACATGAATTAGAAGGTAAGACGGTCTATATGGCTTGCGAAGGTCATAAAGAAGCTACAGAGCTTTCTAAGTTCATAGAGGAGTTCGGAGAAGATATGTCAGATGATTGGGAATTAGTAGAAGAAGAAGTAGTAGATGGAGAACATCAAGATTTTAACTATGAAGAAGTATTAAATGAACTAGCTAATGAAAAGATAGAACTAGCTTCAACAGGTAGAGCTATTCCAAGTCGTAAGTCTGAGCAAGATGGTATATCTAAAAAGTCTTATGATTATTTTAGAGTTAGATATGTTTATTCTCAAGATAATTTCTTAACTAATAAGTCAGGGACTAAGAGAGAATTTTGCAGAAAGATGACTGCTGCTAAAAAACTTTACAGAAAAGAGGATATTATCAATATGAGTACAAAGGCAGTTAATCCTGGCTTTGGTAGGGGAGGTGCTAATACTTACTCTATATTCCTCTACAAAGGAGGTCCTCAATGCTTCCACTTTTGGAGTAGAAGAATCTTCAAGACTACAATAGGAGAATCTAAGACTACTAAAATAGAAGATGCTGATATGATTGGCTACACAAAAGCAAGGTCAGAAGGTTTTACTGCTAAGAAGAATGATAAGCTAGTAGCAACACCACCAAGAAAAATGAAGAATAACGGATACATAAATGCAAGATAACTATGGGATATGTACTATTTATATCAGAGGCTAAATTAAAGGACTCTACAGCAATCAATTTAAATGTTTCAACAGATTTAATTTTGCCTTATTTACGCCAAAGTCAGAAGCTCTATGTGGAAACTAAGCTAGGCACAAATTTAAATCAAAAGCTTAAAGACTTAATTGTAGCTGGAACAGTAGGTAATGTAGGTAATGAGGCTTACAAGACTTTACTTGATGACTATATCGCCGACATGCTTCCTAACTGGGCATTGTATCATTTAATCCCTTTTTTGCGGTTTAAAGTGGAGAATGGGAACATATATTCAAAAACAAGCGAAACGGGTACTGCTATGAGTGTAGAGGAAAGTCAGCATTTAAGAGAAGAAATTAGAAACACAGCAGAATACTACACAGAAAGAATGATAGACTATATCTGTAATAACAATTCTAGTTTTCCTGAATACAACACCAACAGCGGTGCAGATGTAGACCCTGATAGAAATGCATACTATAATGGAATGAATCTTGAAAGACCTTCAGGTCAAGGAACAAAACTTACATTAGCGAACTTCTTAAATGGTTCTGATTAATGAAGAAACACTACAAACCCAAATTAATTAATATAACTAAGCTAAAATCCTACTTGGATAAAAAGCCTAAAAATAAAACAAATGAAAGAGGTACAAGATACGCTACAAGTAGGTCTAGCAAATAGTACAGCAATAGGAGTAAGTTTAGGTCAAGCAAATGAAATTTTAACTTTTTGCTCATTAGCTCTAGCTATATCATTCACTATTTATAAATTCATAAAGTTTGATGCAAATGCCAAAAAAAAGAAAGCTAAATAGTAAAAATCCAAAATACAAAACTCAAATAATATCAGATGATAAAGTGCGTAAAGTTTTTATTAAAGAAATTAAAGGAGTCAAAATCTATGCAACATATTCAATCTAATTTGAATACAATTAATCTACTTCTTATACGAGATACATTTAGTAAGAACTCTGTAATTGGAGAGCTTTTTTTAAATGGAGAAAGAATGTGTGATACTTTAGAAAACCCTTGGCTAGACAACCAAAGAAATATAAGCTGTATTCCTGAAGGTGAGTATAATGTAAGACTAAGACTAGCAAGAGAATCAGCTACGAGGGACTATTTGCATCTATTAGTAAAAGATGTACCTAATAGAAGTCATATCCTTATTCATATCGGAAACTTCCCCAAAGATACAAGCGGCTGTATTCTAGTAGGACTAGGCAGCCAACAGGACGCTGTTAATAACTCTGTATTAGCTATGGACTTATTAATCAAAGAAATAGTTAATTTAGGCGGTGAAAATATTAAACTAATAATTAAAAATAAATAATATGAAAAAGTTTTTAGAAAAGTACTTAAATGGAATTTTAATGAGAATGTTTGGCAGTCGTAAATTTTGGTACACAGTAGTAGGTATATTGACTACAGTACTAAGTGAAAAATTTGGTTTAAATGCTGAAGAAGTTAAAGGAATACTTCTAAGTATTTCTGCTCTTGTATTAGGACAAGGAATAGCAGACGTTGCTAAAAAATAATCGTTATAGATTAAAACCCCACGAGGTAGCTGCCTTACAGAAAATGCGAGAATCTGATACTAGGAATATCTTAGTCATTGGAGATTTGCACGAACCATTCTGTTTAGATGGCTACCTTGATTGGTGTTTAGAGCAGTACGAAACCTATAATTGTAATCAAGTAATATTCATAGGGGACTGCATTGACGCTCATGGGTTCTCATATCATGAGCCTGACCCTGATGGAATGTCATCAGGCTTAGAGCTTGAAACTGCTATAAAGAAAATTGCTAAATGGTATGAAGCTTTCCCTCATGCTGATGTTATGATAGGTAATCATGATAGAATGGCTAGCCGAAAAGCAATGTCAGGAGGTATTCCTGCTGCTTGGATAAGGTCATATAATGAAGTCTTAGGAACTCCTAATTGGAATTGGGTAGAATCTGTTATTTACGATGATGTACTTTACGAACACGGGGAAGGAGGTCAAGCAGCAGCTAAGGCTAAGAATAACCTGATGTCTAGCGTTTGTGGTCATACACATACTTTAGCCTATACTCAATGGTTCGTAGGAAAACGCTTTAAAGTATTTGGAATGCAAGTCGGTTGCGGTGTAGACTCTACGACTTATGCAGCAGCTTATGCTCGCAACTTTAAAAAACAAGCTATAGGCTGTTCAGTTGTGCTTAATAATGGCACTTTGCCCATTAATCTCTTAATGCCTTTGTAATGGAAAAAGATATAGGATTAAGAATATTCTTTATATACATGCTTATTATAATAGCAGTACTTATAATTGCTTTATAGCACCCCCCTTTAGCCGTTTTAGGCACTTTCTTTTCTTTTTAATACTAATACACTAGACAAGCTATAAAGTTTGTACTAGATGTAAATACCTTAATTGTTAATAACTTTGTAAATAAACTTGTTTATAATTGTGTGAGTAACTTAAAAGGTGTACATTTGCAGTATTATTAATTAAAATAAATATTATGAAAAATTTACTACAAACACTTTTAGGAATGGCAGCACTTTTTGGCTGCTTATATATACTACTAGCGTCTATTACGCTTTTAGAACTTATTTTTAATATAAAATAATGAAATTTAAAATGAAAGAAGCAACTACTAAGCAAGAAGCTATTATAAGCTTATTAGACGTACAAAGTAATCAGCCTGTACTTTTACCTAATAATACAGTATTAACAACAGAAGGAATGCAGTCTTTATCTTTTCAAACTGTAAGGGATTTATATGTTAAAGTCAAAACTAATTACTATAATTCTCAGGATAACTCAAAAAGATTTTAAGATGAATATACTAGACGCTGAATATATAGAATACAATACATTGAATTTAATTTGCCAAGACTTTTTTTATAAAGAAGAAAGTTATGTAGAGAAGTCAGTTTTTAATAAGAGTTTATTTGCTATGGATAATGACTTAATAGGTAATGAAAGGTCTATAAGAATTTATGGAACGCAAGAGCAAATAGACTTAGCGAGTGTTGAATACAAAAATAAAAATGGACTTATGCTTGATGAAGTTTACAATTACAAAGTAGAACCTAAAGGCTCTTATTGGAATGACATCTTACAAATAACAGAAGAACAAAATCAAAAAGTAATAGATAAGTTAAAAATTTACACTAAGCTTTATAACCAAAAGGGTAGAAAAGCATTAATTTTAAGAACACGATAATGCCAATAGAAATAAAAGAAGAACTGATACACAAAAGAATGAATGATATTAATACATTCCAAGCTCATGAAAATGAAGTATATTTAAGAGGTACAGATGAATATGGAAAAGACTTTCAAATATGCTTTGACTCTTATAACTTTTT